GTACTTTTCTTTGTACCACTGTTCAAATTTCTTGCGGTGTTCTTCATCCTGAAAGTAATCTTGAACCTTCCTTATCAGGATAGAACCCACATCCTCTACGGTTTTCATGTACGAGCTGACATAACCATGCCTTTTTCGTACATATTCAGAATGTTGATGGACAACTTTAGGATATATTCGCTTTTTGCGCCTACTCTTGCCCCAGACAGTAAAGAACTCATTTCAGTCTTATCTGTCTGCAAGTCTCGAAGCGCAAGCTGATTGATTAACCAGACCTGGGTAAGATGGTACTTTTTCAGTTTGTGCTTGATTTCCTCACGCTGACTGGTAATCTCAGCAGAATTAGGTGCATTGCTATATGTGAAGTCCTCTTGATTTTTAGGAAGCCAGTAGTGTCTACGATTATTCGCTTGAATTTTTGAGTCCGTCCAACGGCAGTTACTAGGTTCGTAGTTTCCGTTGACATTAATACGGTCAATAGAAAGTTCGTCACAATACCCGTTGTTTACTGCCCAATCCGCAAACGTACTGAAAGATTCAAGCCATTCATCACAAATAGTGATACCTCTGCCTCCATAGTTCGGATAGTTTTTAGATGTTGAAACATAGCAACGTGCCTTCATCTTGTCATAAATCCGTTTTAATCTATCTTGGGTGATCATTGTCATTCCTCCTTCCTTGAAAAATTTTCAACAAAAGTTTGACAAATATTACTCCAATGGTTATAATAGTTTTGCAGACAATACAACCTTTAGAGACTCCACAAAAACAGATATTTTGTGGAGCGGGCTTTTTGTACCCTTCCGTTGTGACTTTTGTTGTTTTTATTATATATCCCTAAAATGCACTTGTCAATATCAAAAGTGCATTTTTCAAATATTTTTTTTCAAGGAGGATTTTGTATGTTTTACGAAAGATTGCAGACACTTTGTAAGGAACGTGGTATAGCCGTGACTACCTTAGTGGTAGATACACTGGGTATGAGCCGTGGTAATCTGAGTAGATGGAAAAAAGGTGGGGTGCCAAAAGGAAACACATTAAGTACACTTTCAGAATACTTCGGTGTATCTTCTGACTACTTGCTGGGTAATGACATTCGTAAGGAAAAAGCAATAACTATTTTGGATGACCCAGAATTATCCCTTACCGCAGACGAAAAGTGGTTCATTCTTAAACTTCGTCAATTAGACAAAGAAGGACGCACTATTGTTGAAGGTACTCTTGTTTCCGAAGTTCGTAGAGTGGAGAATGAAAAAGAGACAACAGGTGTAGGATAATAGATTTCAAGGAATGGAGGAAGCCTCATGTATGAGGATATAAAAACCGCCTGCCTTTACGTTAGATATTCCAGTACAAGCCAAACTGAACAATCTATCGAAGGGCAGACCCGTGTATGTAAAGAATTTTGTGAGAGAAATAATATCAGAATTGTAGAGATTTATGCTGACCGTGCTACATCAGCTAGTAAGGACATTGAAAAACGTGTGAACTTTCTACGAATGATCAAAGACAGTGAGAAACATAATTTTGATGCGGTTATAGTATATAAACTAGACAGATTTTCCCGCTCCCGCTATGATAGTGCCAACTACAAGTACAAGCTGAAAAAGAATGGTGTTCAGCTTATATCTGCTACTGAAAATATATCGGATGACCCAGAAGGTATTATTTTGGAGTCAGTCCTTGAAGGTATGGCAGAGTTCTATAGTGCAGAACTCTCTCAGAAAATCAACCGGGGACTGCGTGAGTCAGCATATAAACATAACTCCATAGGCGGTGTAATTCCCCTGGGCTACAAAACTGAAAACAAAAAATTGGTCATTGATGAAAATTCTGCTCCTATCGTGAGAGAAGCCTTCTCCATGTTCGCAGAAGGTCACACTATTGCTGATATATGCAGAGTGTTCAATGCGAAGGGGTATAAATCTTCTAAAGGTGCAAGGTTTAGCAAAAGTTCCTTCTCTAAGATTTTGCGCAATGAGAAATATATAGGGGTATACAAGTTTCGTGAATACCGTGCTGAGAATGCTATACCAGCTATTATTGATATGGATACATGGAACAGAGTACAAGAAAGACTTGCTACCAACTACAAATCCCCACCAGGAACCTACAAGGCAAAAAGGGTATATCTGCTGTCAGGAAAATTATTTTGTGGGCATTGTGGATGCAAGATGAATGCCAGTTGTAATGCGCAAGGGTATAACTATTATATTTGCATTGGCAGAAAAGAGATGACCCGTGATTGCACCAAGAAGAACTTGAGGTCAGAGTTTATTGAAGGAGTAGTAGCCAGGGATGCACTGTCGTTACTCACAGACGAAAGAATAGAGGAAATTGCCACTATTGCTGCCAGTGCAAACAAGGCTGACGTGGAAAGTTCCACGGACATAACTGCTCTTAAAGGCAGACTCCATGAAACCCAAGTATCTTTGAACAACCTCCTTAAAGCCATTGAATCAGGACTTGCACCAGACACACTGATTAAGCGTATGGCAGAACTGGAAAAGGATAAAAAAGCTATTGAAGCTGAGATACGCAATGAAGAACGTGGAGTGATCTTCCTTGATAAAGAGCAGGTTATCTTCTGGTTAGAACAGTTCAAGGAAGGTGACATTGAAGATGACGATTTCAAGAGAGTTTTAATAGACCTGTTTGTAAACTCTGTCACGGTATGGGACGAACCGGACGGTTTCTTTAAAATCACGATTGCCTATAATCTCACCTCCCTAAAAGCAAAGACCTACCACCTAAATAAAGATGGTAGGTCAGAGTCGGATTTAGAATCCAATCCTGGTGCATTGGAGTCAAATCCGATAATTCTTCAATCAGGTTCTATTCTGCTGAAATCCTTGGTAATTAAGGAACCTAAGAAGTATGCACGGTACAATCATTTATTTGAAAGATAGTTAGCACTGACAAATCCCGTGTATACCACATTCTTGTAGGTGAACTGAACATATAACCACTTTACCCCAGATACCGCAGTGTAGTAGCCATAGTTCTTCACCTTAGTTCCCTTGGGGATGACCACCAGAACGCTCTTACTTGTACCTGCACCGTTTCTACAATTCAAATCTGTAGTAGTCACATAAGTACCTGCAAGAGATTTCAGGAAGGAAGCCGCTGCATCTGTAGCGGTTTTCTTTGTGGTAGTGCTTGTCCCAGAGGTAACAGTAGCAGCGGAAGTTGAAGTGGAAGTACCCGCATAGGTGTTGTAATACTTCTGTCCGTAAGAAGCTCTAGTAGCCTGAACCGTACTACCCTGATTTGCAGGTCTTTCAAACTTCATAAGAACCGCATTGGACGCTTCCAGAACAGAGGTTGCATTTTTCAGCGTGGTCAATACTGCGCTGTAGCTCTCAGACAGTTCTTTGTACAGGAAGCCCAACTGCATTTCCAGATTGCCAATGGAAGCATTCTGAGCCTTGGCATAAGTTTTTAATGCTTGTTTGCGGGTGTAATAAGTCCACTGAGCCAACCCATAACCTGCGCTGTCTTTCACGAAGTTGTTGTAGGTTCCGTTGTCGACAGCAGCCGTGTACTCTGCGTCTGACATACCCAACTTAGTGTTGTAGGTATTCTGCACATTGTTGGGGACAAGTCCAGACTCAGCATAAAGGTTGCCCATAAGTCCTGCCACGCCAAAAGCATTGCCGATCTTGCTCATAAAGTAAGTCCAGATAGTCTTAGGGTCAGCCGTGCTGTTTGAGGTCTTAGAACTACTGGTAGTAGTGATATTACTGGAACTATCACTGTACTTAGGCACACCATAACCCCGGATATACTTACCGTTGACCTGCATAGTTCTACGCTTTACGGAATCACTATAGTTACCCTCAATGATTGTGATAGTAGAGCCGCTGACCTTTTCCACGATACCCACATGATCAGAGCTGCCCGTGTTGTCACCTACACCACTGTCCTGCCAGTCATAGAACATTACATCACCCGCAGAGGGAGTATAAGAGTCATCTTCCACCCACTCACCCAGGTTCTTAAAGAGGTCAATCATCTTATCACAACCGCACTCTGTAGGAATGATAGCCGTGTACCCGCACTTAATAGCAACTGCGGAAACGAAAGTTGCGCACCAAGCGTCTGTATACTGAACCTTGTACCCTCTGGCAAGAGGGGTATGGGCGTTATACACGTCAATGATAGCCTTGTGTGTGCCGTCCGACTCCTTACAGCCAATCCAGGCTTGCGCCTGCTTTACGATGTTACTTCTGGAATATGCCATAGTTATTCATCCTCGCTTTCCTCAGTGGTCACGTCAATCTGCTTCTCTACTTCGTTCACGACTTCCAGGGCTGCTTTGACAGCCTTTGCGTCAACATAGCCCTCAGTCATCATGTAGCCCAGAACAGAAGCGACCACGGTAGCCGCACCTTCGGTCACGTTCCCGGACACCACCAGGGCAATGCCCGTGATAACGCCGACCAACGCCGCCCACAATTTTCTTGAACTCAATTTGCTTTTCATCCTACTGTTTCCTCACTTTCTGTTTTATTTTCGGTGTTCACCATTTCCTCATTGCCGTCTGCTTCACCGTCAGCGTTCACCTTCGGAAAGTCCATGTGCGCCCTCTCTCCCCGGTTGTTGGCAATAGCGTGTTGGACGGAGTTTTTAATCATCCAGATTGCACCGCCGCAGGACAGGGGTATCGCTACCAGGTTCGCAATGTCAGACCACATGGACGTGTCCCCATTGACCAGGGTAACGTAGATTGCCACGACCACCATAATGAACAGAACGACAATCCACCCCAGCACCATTGCCACGATGAACAAATCGGAGAAGTAGTTGATAGGGCTTTTTCTCAATACCTTTTCAATCTTTCCCGTTTTCATAGTCCCTCCCTCCTAAAAGAATGGGGCTACAAGCACCGCAGCACTCATAGCCCCATTGGACTTCCAGAACCTCAGTCCCGGATATTTAGTTGTGCGTGGAAGTGGAGGTGTTGCCCTCCACCGTGTCCAATCGGTGGTGTGCCGACTTTACGGACTGCTCCACAATAATGAGTCTGTCCCTCAAATCCTGAATATCGTTCCTCATGTTACGCATATCAGACTTAATCTCATTCACGCCATTATTGATATTCTCCAACTTTACAATGAGGGTTGTCATTTCTGACGCTTCCTTCTTGTCATCGGTAGTCTGGTTTCTACGGATACTCGCAACCGCCACCACGATAGCTACCACCAGGGACAGGAAGGAAATAAGAATTGAGATTTCCACCTGCATTGTGCGTACCTCCGTGACTTATTCGGTATAACCGTACTTCTTCAAGACTTCCACGATGGAGTCTGGCAAAACCTTCTTTACCAGGGGCAGCTTCATGATTTCCGTGATAAGCACGTCCATGTCAGCCGCTTTCAGTTCGTTCGCCGCAATGGTTTCCTTGCGCTTGATTGCCGCTTTCGTCCACTTATCCATCAATCTTCACCCCCATAATGTCCAGGGCAGCTTTCATATCCTGGATAATGCTTGCGTTCTCGTTGACCTCCAACGTCCTGCCAGTGGTCAACCAGTCATCCATGTTCGCTTCAATCTCCTGCTGCAAGCCCTCCTTCTCTGCCAGAAGGAAGGTGTACTCGTCATACTCATACATGGAGATTTCCGTTTCGGACATTTCATCCTGCACCGTGACCTGGTTGACGTTCTCCCGCAACCTGACCTCTACGTACCCAGGCATGGGGGCGTAGGGTTCGATGGTCAATACCTCAGGCTGCACATTGCCTTTTACTCTCATTTCTGATTACCTCCTTTAACTGTTTGATATTAACAGGGTCATAATACTTGCACTTCATAGCGTAGGAGTTGGTATGTCGGAAACAAGCACTTCGGGAGATAAACCCCGCCGCCACACTGTAGGGGACAGGCTTTCGCTTCCTCTGTAGTTTCTGAATGTACCTGCTCTGACGCATGAGTGCCAGCGCACGTCTTTTGCGGATAGTGGTAAACCCACGACCAAAGCACCGCCCTACAAAATCAATCTTCCTACCACGTCCGTTTTGCTGGATACGAAACAACTGATAGTCGTGCTTGATGGTCATACCCAACCTTTGCTCCACGAACGCTATGACTGCGTACATTGCTTTCCGCAGCTTCTTCTTGTTATTGTCCACCAGTACCATATCGTCTGCATAACGCCAGTAGTAGCGGACTCCAAGCACCTGCTTAATGTACCAGTCCAAGGGCTGTAGGAAGAACTCTGCGAACCACGGAGAGGTGTAGTTCCCGATAGGGATACCGGGTTCGTGGGAGTCTATGACCGTATCCAAAATCTGTAGGGCTTTCTCGTCTTTGATTTTCTCTCGCAGACGGGCTTTCAGTTTGTCATGCGGTATGGAGGGATAGAATTTTGATATATCCATCTTGACGCAATACTTAGCGTGTCGTAAATCTCGCTTCGTAGCACGTTCCACACCCTTACAGGCGTAGTCGATACCTCTACCGGGGATATTAGCGCAACTCCAATGGTATGCAGACTTCATGATGATAGGTCTTATCACCTGGACAATCGCATGGTGAGCGCACTGGTCTGGGTAAAAGGACGGTATCTGTAACTCTCTTTCCTTCCCGGATAACCCGTCTTTGATGATTTTGGTGTAATACGGGGAGGTGAAGTCCAATCGCATTAACCTGTCTGCCAAGTCCGCAGCGTAGAAGTCCAGGTTGTCCAGGATTTTCTTCACGCTTTTGCGCTTCATTTTCCCCTTTGAAGCATTGATGATAGCCGCTTTGCAGTTCGCAACGGCTACTATCTTTTCGTAAATGTAGCCTATTCTCTTCATGCTTTTGTTTCTTGTAGAGCGTTCAAGAACCTTACTAACTCTATCCCTCCAAACAATTTTTTTACCAATCGGTAGGGCGATACAGCATTAAAATGTGTGTTACTAACAAAAGTAGGCGAGAGCCATAGTTCGTGTTCGAGTTAGAGGACGTATTGTTCAAATTAGCCGTAAACAGACCATCATTAGAACCATTGTTCCAATTACCGCCACGTTTGAAAACTCGCTTTGCTGTTCGCCACAGTATTAAAACGTGTCTTTGTTCAACCAGTATGTGGGGGAGAAATCCCCCACACCCCCTTAGGAGGGTACATAAAGCAGGCGAGAGCCATAGGCCGTGCTCGAGTAAGAGGACGCAGCGTCCAAATAAGCCGCAAACAGACCAGCACTAGAACCACGGTTCCAAGCACCGCCACGTCCGAAAACCCGCCATCCCGTGTTGCCCCAACAAGCGTCACACTCATAGGTGGTTTCGCTTCCGCTACCAGCTTCGGCAGGCAGGATAACGTGAGAGTTGCTTGTATCCAGACCTTCCTTCGTGATATAGGAACTCGACCAGGAGGTAGAACCCTTGAAGGACAACGCCGTGTAGTTGGTGGAGGTATCATCAGCGTAGTTGGCAATGGTGTTGCAGACGTAGAACGTGCCGTCACTGATATTCAAGCCATCCGTGAACTCCCAGACATTGCCCCAGAAACCTTCGATACCACGGTACACCACGTCCACCTTGCCGTCCGTGCCAGCAGGTCTACCCGTGAGGTTCGCAACAGAGTTGCAAGAACCAGTGGTCAGGGCAGCGGAGTTGCTATCGCAGTAACCTCTACCGATAACCGACTGGACGTTGTTGTTGGCGAACTCCACCAAAATCAACATCTGAATAGCGGACACGGTAGACAGGTCAATGATACTCCACCCCGTACCCTTCGACTTTGCGTTGGTACGGAAGGTAGCACGGGTCTGGGACGCTTGCGGGGAAGCACCACTGACAGACTTGTTGTTGCTGGAAGTCTTATACGCACCCACGTAGATACAATCGCTTTCCACCCCGCCATGATTGAACGCAGGATGAAGGGTGAACCCAGAGGTTGCCTTGTCCGCAATCTGGATATGCTCTACGTTGCCCTCCCGGTAACGCTTGAAGTAGAACTTCGGGATTTTCACCATCACGTCACTTGTGGACAAGGTTTCACGGGTCATACCCGACCAGGGGTAGCAGTTGTCAAAGTCGCTGCTTCCCGCAGTCGTACCCACGGAAGCGGTAGCGGTCAGACCCACAGCGTCATCCGTTCTCGCCCAAGCGGGAGAGGAAGAAGTAATGTCCCGGCTGATACCATAGATTTTCACCAGGGACAGCGTGACACTTTCCGTCTGACCGCTTGTGGTAATGGTCACCTGTGCGGAAGCGGTATCGCTACCACTGGTCATCTTTACCGTCCACGTACCGACACTATGTACCTTGAAGGTGCAAGAGCCAGTAGTCGTGCTTGCGGTATAGGACGTGCTACCGCAGGAACAGGTCACGGTTGCGCCTGCGGGGTAGGTCACGTTGATGGTAGCCGTGAAGTAATAGTAGTTGCCCGTGTAGGTGGAGGTAGCCCCCGCCACAGAGGTTTTAGAGGTGGTGTTGTCAGGCTTAGAGTAGCCGTCCTCCGCTCCGTACTCCACATGGTACTTGTGACCGATTGCCACCGTGAACTTTGCGGTTCTGCTGGAACTGGTCAGGGTGACGGACTTCGTGTTGGTGGAGTCCGTTTCATCCACGCAGGTCACAGTCACGCTTCCGAACCCGGTAGCGTCATCAATGGAAATGTTCACGACCACCTGTTCACCGTCCGCAGGGGACGCAGACGCACGGTTAGCCGCATTGCTGGACAGGTTGTAGACCCCCTGCGTAGAGTACGGGAAAGCAGAGAAGAAATACTCCTTGCCCTCTGTCAGCCCTTCCACCAGGAACGGGTCACTTGCATACTTACCCAGCACTTTGTTATCCACCACCAGCGTACCGTCAGAGGTACTTGCGGGGTAGTCCGCATCGCTCATGCGAACCATAACGCCACCCACGGAACAGATAAGGTTTCCGTCAGAGTAGCTATCCTCAGGTTCAAGAAATCTCAGGGCGATACTGTTTTTGTCGTTCGACACCGCCGTGATACTTCTCATGTTATTCGGGGCTTGACCAGTCTTTTGCAGCAGACTGTCAACAACCCATTTTGCTTCTGCCCAAGACATTACACTACTTCCTCCTTTATGATTAGTCCATCATCACTGAACGTGATGGTTTTGGTCAGGCTGAGATTGCCGCCCTCATAGAGTTTCTGGACAATTTGTTTGTCCGACACGAACTCAGTCACGACCTTTTTGTTGCCGTACTCTTCGGTAATGGTACTACCGTCCTGCGAAAACTCCGTGTTCTTGCTGACAAACCCGTCTACCGTGGTATCCAGGCTGTCAATCTGGTTTTGCAGGTTGCCAGCCACGTCATCCCCCATCTGACCCTTCACGAACTCAAACCAGGTGGTAAACAACTGCTGCTGCTGACTCTCAAACTGGTTCATTTCCGTGCGGTAGTCTGTCTTGATGGTTTCCAGAGTTTGGTCACCATCCTCTTTGAGAGAACTGATATAGGTATCGTAGTCCTCCGTGGTCTGGCTGACCTTCTCTGCAAATGCCGCCTGCTGCTCCTTGAAATAGTTCTGAAAATCGGTATAGAGGTCTGTACCGTTTTCAAGCATGGACATGATAGCGTTCATAGCTTCGTTCATGCGGTTTGCTTCCTTCGCTCCAAAGAAGGAATTTTCCCGGTTGCTGTACTGGGTCACGTCCTGGAAGGACACCGTGCCGTCATCGTTGGTGACCTCCATGTACTTTCTCAGCCCAGACCATACAGCGTCCGTGTAGTCAGTAGGTAACTGTTCCCAAGCCATTTACAAACTTCCTCCCTTCGTACCAAAATTCCATGTGAACATCCTCCTTCCGTTCGCTTCGTTGGACAAACGGTCATACAGGTCAAGAATTGCCCCTTCCAGTCTATTGAGTTCAGCGTAGGTCATGGTGTTGCCGTTCTCTATATAGACGGGGCTGTCCCCGTATGCCCGTTTCAGCGTTTTGGAGTTGATGGTGTTTAGGTTCTCTTCCAACTGGTTAATCTCGTCTGCGTAGAAATAATCTACCGGGGTTCTGTCATCCCCAAGGGACACGATGGAGAACTCGTCATACAGCTTGATAGCCATGTCCCGCAGGTAGTCCAGATTGTTCTTTATACGGTTGAAGTCCTCTGCATTGAACCTGTCCCCGGTATAAGTACCACTGGACGTGACAGAACCGTACCAGTCTGTTTTCGGTGTTTGCCACATACGCTATCCCTCCACTCTCCGGGCTGTTATCTTTCCAGAAAAAGACTGGTTGAAGTTGAGGGTTGCCCGGTAGACCGTCACCTTCATGTTCTCTCTGAACTCGTTTTCCTGGTACACAATGTCGTTCACGTCAATCTCAGGGTTGCCACGGGTAGTGTACTCATACTCAATGCCGCCCTCATAATACTCAGCCAGCCACTCAGCCAAGTCCTTTGCCATCGTCATATCAGATATAAGCGGGTTTTCCCATTTCACGGTCTTGCCCCGCTCCTGCAATTTGACGGAAGCATAACGCTCCACGACCTTGTAACGGTATCCCTTGACCTCAAAGTTGAACGTACCTGCCACCAGGAATTTCACGGTAATGTAGTAGTTGCCCCAGGACTGAATGACCACATTCGTAGTAGCCAGTTCATCCAGCAGGAGTCTGTATCCGTAGGACGCAGCACCCATGTAGAAGGTCATTTCCTCATTGGCTTCTACAGTCACATCTTCGCTGACCAGGCTTTCTTCGGGGTTGCCCGTCTGGTAGCTGTAGCAGGGAACAATGACTTCCTTGACAACCTCCTGCTTGATAGCTTTCGGAGAGGAAGTCATATCACCCTTCGTCATGGTGAAGTTGGTCACGTCACCGAACGCAAAGTAGTTCAGGACGATACGGTTATACGGTTCAGCCGTCCCCGTGAACTCCACCTCCATCACGTCAAAATCAGTGAAGGAATGAAGGACTATGGTTTCGGTCTGAATGGTTTCCGTCACCGTGTAGGACTCCACCAAGCTACCATTGTTGTAGGTCTTGACCACGATACCAGAGGGCAGGGCGTTACCGAACACCAGCTTGATACCGTAGTACATACAAATCGCACTCTGATTGATGGTCAGAACCGGGTTCACATCGAACTTCCCGTCAGCGTCAGAAATGGCAGCGGACACGTAACCCGTGTGCTTCTTACTGCCCTCCACGCCGCTCCTGGGAAGGAAGAACATACCGCCGTCTACCAGGGTGTAGCCCGTGTTCAGGCTTGCGTATTCATCCTTCGTGTCGTTGTTCATGATGTTGTCTACCGTGGAGTACGGGGCTTCACCATTGCTGCTGACCTCTGCCAGCGGTACAAAGTTGGACTTAATCTGAATAAGCCCTGTACGGGATTGAGAGAGGACGCACCGACAAGCGTTTGCGATAATCTGCAAGGCTTCCTTGCACTTCACACGGGGGATAGGGTTCTTGCTGTAAAGGGTTTTCAACCGGGGGTCAATGTAGTATTCGGTTTCCCCGGCTTCCTTCAAAATCTCCACGGCAAGGTCAAAGTAGCTTTTCCCAGCGGAGTTATACAGCCCCTTGTAATACTCCGTGTCCATCGTCCTGAACACGTCCTGGCAGCGGATAGTTGCGGTATAATCGTCAGACTCCCACTCAGAACAGAGAAGGTGGTTTCCTCTTATCCACTCAATTTCTCCGCTGTCTGGTAGCTGATACCCGTAGTAAATATCCATTTCCTGTCCGGTTTCCAAGAAGTTAATTGCCGAACTGGGGTTGTCCACGTTGAAGTATTTGTCGTAATTTTTCAGGGTCACAGTGAAGTCTATCTGGGGAATGTCCGCACCAATAGGGGATACGTAGCTTTCCAAGCTGGACTCCATTACAGAGTCGTTGTAGTAGACCAGACCGTAACCAAAGCTGATAGAGTAGATACGCAACCGGGTATCCGGGTTCTTCATGCGATAGAAGGTCAGGGTCAGCTTAGAGGTATCCAGAAAAACTTCCTCAGTCGTGAACTCTGCCTGGTCATTGTCCCGGAACTCTACCGTCTGCCCGTGGTCACTGGAAATATCAAAGTCTACGGGGTAGTTGTCCCCAAAGTTGATTGTGATACCACGGAAGTCAGTAGGGACAATGTTCAGGTTGATGGTGACCACTACCTGACCCGCAGACACCAGGTCTTTACTCGTCAGTCCCGTGTCATAGTACCCGCCCACGGCTGTACCTCTGGGAAGGAAGAACATAGACCCGTCAACCTTCGTGAAATTCTCTTCCAGCGTAGCGTAGGCGGTATCGTCCGTTTTCTTCCCAAAGATGTTTGCCGTATTGGTGTACCGGGTAAAACTCCCGCTTTCAATACGGGCTTTTGCCTGGGCTTCCTGATTGACCAGACCAAAGGAAATCATGATATAGGCACGTTCCCGCAGAGAGGACTTCATGCTTTCTTTGTACGCATTAGATACGCTTTCCATATCTTTCCTCCCTCCTTATTCGCCCACATCAATCAGGTTGACCCGGCAGTTTCGGTAATGGGTAGGCTTCCCGCTGTCATCCACGTAGTAGGGTTCAGCGGTACGGTCACCCGGATACATTTTGATGGTAATGAACTGGTTCGTCACGGGGTCAGGGAAGGTCACATACACAAAGAAGTTGGACAAGATACTTAATATCTTGCTCCACTCCGCAGCAGTCAGCCAAGCCCATTCCAGGTTGTTCAACTTGTACTGGTCACGACCAATGCGCTGACCAACCACCGTACCGTTTGCGTCACGCCCAGCGTCCACAATCGTAGTGACGATAGGTTCTACCCCTCTCTTCGGGGACGGGACTTCATACCCGTTAATTGCCAAATATGCCATTGTCCATCCCCTCCTTAGGTAGTAGTAAATCTGTAGCCATCTGCATTTTGCTGAGTGACCACAGCGTCCGAAACAGTACGGTTGCCGATTTTCACAACGGTCTGCTCCTTCTTGTTTGCCTGGGTACTCATGTCGTTCGCCATCTGGTTCATCGTTCCCTGGACGTACTCTTCATAGAAGTCAGCCAGCGCACGTTTCATGCCCTCATAGGTGATACCACCAGAGTCATCATCGTCAGGCAGACCGTCACGCACCTTCTCAGCCAGGGTATCCATCCATTCAGTGTGGCTTTCCAGAGGAAGCACCGCTTCCTTGCCTGCTTCACCACCACCCAGGAAGTTATCACCCAACCGACCAAAGAGTTGTGCGCCGTCCAGGATACCACCCTTTGCGTTCCACGTCAGGTTGAAACCACTGGGGTACTTGAAGGTCTGTCCCAAGGCTTCTACCGTACTCCATGTAACAGAGATTTTCGGAACTTTAATACTCAGGGTGGTGGTGAGCGTACCCACCGCATTGCTCCACCAGGACTTGACGTTATTCCACCAGGTAGTAGCTTCGTTCTTGATAGCCACACTCACGGAGAGGTTGCCTACCACGCCAGACCACCAGGTCTTTACGTTCGACCACCAGGTAGAAGCGTCATTCTTGACAGAGGTGGTAAACTGCTGCACCGCTCCGACCTTGCCAGACCAGTAACTCTTCGTGTTGCTCCACCAGGTAGAGGACTCGTCCTTCACACTGGTAGTGAATTGCTGGACAGCACCGACCTTACCGCTCCACCAGGACTTGACATTGCTCCACCAGGTAGAGGACTCGTCTTTGACGGAAGTGGTGAACTGCTGTACTGCACCCACCTTGCCAGACCACCACGACTTGACGTTAGCCCACCAAGTAGAGGACTGGTCTGTTACGGCAGTCGTAAAATTCTTGACAGCCCCGACCTTGCCAGACCACCAACTTTTCACATTCGACCACCAAGTAGAGGACTGGTCTGTGACAGCCGTGGTGAAGTCTTTCACCGCACCAACTTTGCCCGACCACCACGACTTGACATTGCTCCACCAAGTAGCCGCACTATTGGTGACACTGGTGGTGAAGTTCTGGACTGCGCCTACCTTGTTGCCCCACCATGTCTTGACGCTGCTCCACCAGGTAGAAGCGTCATTTTTCACGTTGGTTGCGAACTCGCTGACCGTGCCGACCTTCCCAGACCACCAGGATTTTACGTTGCTCCACCAGGTAGCGGCATTGTTCTTCACGTTTGCAAAGAACTCCACAGTCTTATCTTTCAGGTTGTTCCAGCCAGTCTTGATAGACTCCCAGATATTGCTTGCACAATCTTTCAGGTCATCCCACTTCTCGCCCAGCAGGGCAGACATGAACGGGTCAATGATGTTGTCCCACACCCATGTACCGATGTTTACAAAACCCTTACCTATAGCTTTCAGTAGGTTGCCTGCGGTTTCCGTCCAAGACGTACCCTTAATGTCCGTGTCCCACCAGTTCTTAATGTCCCCGGCGATACTTCCGAAAAAGCCGTAGAGGAACTGAGCGGCAGAACGAATAGCCGTACCCAGGAAGGTGAAGAAACTGGTTGCCAGACCTCCGTAGTCGATGTTGCCAAAGAAGTCCTTAATGTGTTGCCAGAGGTTAGACCCCAACTGCGTCCAGTCGTAGGAGTTCAGCCAGTCCGTCAGTTCATCGAACACACCCTCTACCAAGTCACTCAGACTGGTAGCCAGCAACGCCCAGTCCAGACCTTCCACGAACCCAATTAGAAAATCAATCAGGGAGGTAAAAGGCTTGACCAGCAACCTGCCTACGAAACTGAAATCTATTTCCTCCATTGCCCCGTTGAGCAAATCCGCTACATGGTTTCCCAGGGCATAGAAGTCAAGTTCATCCAGGAAGTAGTACGCCGTCTGGATAGCCCCGTTCAGGGCTTTACCGATTTTGTGACCAATACCGTTCCAGTCGATGTTGTCCAGAATGGTGTTGATTTTGTCACCCAGCAACCGTCCCAGACTCTCCCAGTCCCCGTCCTCAAAGGCTTGCCGCAGACGGTCAGCAAAGTCACCCAAGCTGCTGTCAATGGGTAGTTCCTCAAACATGGAACTGTAGTCTGTACCACTGTCACTTGCCCCGGAACTGGAATCGCTACTGGTATCCTGGAAGATGTTCAGTTCGTCAATACCTGCGGTATAACTCTTGATTTTGTCAGCGGCTTTCTTCGCAGAGTCCGCAGCGTCATCCGCAGCATCCGCATAAGCGGTAGCTACCTTCTTCGCCGCCGTATAGGTACTCTTGCCTGTCAGCTTCGCAATCAACTGACTAATCAGGTTCAGCAGGTTCGCTATCTTCTCCGTAATGTAGTCGATAGCAGGCGCAAGGGACTCAATCAGAGGTGCAACCATAGCACCCAGGCTATTCTTCAAGTACAAAGCGTCCGTTGCCAGACTGTTCATGCTCTGGGAGAACGTGCCGCCCATCAGTAGGCTGTACTGATAGAGGTTGTTCATGCCATCCTTAAATGCCTGCGTCAACTGGGACAGGGCAAAGCGGATAGCCCGGTACATTGCAATTCTCTTGATACTGCTGAAAAACGACCCCAGGGAAGAGGTGCATTGCTTCACCTTTGCCGCCATCTGGGACGCTTGATTTTTGATAGCCCTGAACGGCATTGCCGCCAGCTTCTTTGCGGTACTCCCGGCAGCACTACCCAGCTTCTTCAATGCGCCTACGCCCGTAGAGAACGCCTTAGAGAACACCCCGCCAATGCTGCTGAGAACAGAGCGCAGCTTGACGAACTTTCCCGTGAGTTCCTGCGTCTGCTGACTGGCAGCACCCGTGCCGCTGTCCGCAGCACCCGGAACAGGGTTCGTACCACCCTGAGTCCCGCCGCCAGTCTGGTTGATATTCGGTATCCGCACATTGCCTGCTGCACCGATATTCTGTAGAGCGTTCCCCAGCCGTTCCAGGTTCTCAATCGCCTGCGGGTCTAACTGGTTCGCCGCAGAAGCAATGTCAGAGATACGCTTCGGAACAGTCGCAGAAATTTTGACGTTGCTTGCACCGCTCAGACTTTCCAGTGCCTTACCCAGCTTTTCCAGCTTCTCAGGATGAAAATTGTCCAGTGCTTTTTCCAGCTTCTCCAACTGCTTCACGGAAGAGGTCAGCCCCATACCGCCCTTCGTAGCTTTCTTCAAGCGTTCCAGGCTCTTTGCCAGGGAGTCTATACCCTTTTCCGCTTCGCCAGACTTCGCTTCGATTTCAAATTCAAGACCTTCAATATCAATCGCCATCGGTTACTTCCCCTCCTTTCTCCTTTTTCTTCTTGAAGCGTTCGTTGATACTTGCCATGATAGCCCTCATAGCTTCCTTGCCATTTTCAAGCTGCTTCTTCTTCCTGCGTTCCTCTACCTGCTTGTTCCCGGTACGGGTAAGCGGTATCGGTTCAGACCGGAAGGGGTAGGGCTTGTTTTTCTTGCTCAGAGGGTTTAGGACGGGGGAAGCGTCCAACACCGCTTCGTAAATATAGGCTGCTTGTAACCACAGTTCAGAGTTGCGCCGTTCCCTTCTCAGTTCCTCCGCTTCTCTGTAATACTTCACCATAGAACCGTCCCCATCCCAGTAGTCGTGATAGGACATTCCCAGACTCATGTAGTACCCGCAGCACTCTTCAAATTTATCCCCGTAACGTAAAAGAGGGGACGGACGGCTTGTGCCGCCGCCCCCATCTGGTTCAGACGGCAAGCCCGTTACCAGCTTGCAGTCCACTCCACGTTTTTTGCGGTATCCTCAGGCTCTTCCATGAGGGACACAATCGGCTCGTTATACATTTCTGCCAACTTGCCAATCAAGTCCTCCTTGTTAGGCATATGGGCGTAGATTTCATCAATCACGTCCGTCTTAACAAATCGGTGGTGTGCCTTGAAAGCACCCGCAAAGAGCGCAGGGAGAAGGGTCATAGGACGGTCATCAATGTTTCTTGCGACAAACCCTTCGTCCTCCATCTGCTTAATTGTGCGCCTGGTGTATTCCAGGGTGTACTCCTTACCATCGTAAGTAAAGATAATCTGCTTCGCCATTGCTTATTTCCTCCAATTCTTGAAATTGTGTGGGCTTATTCCTCCGTGATAACGGTTGTCGGGGCAATGGTGATAGCCATACCACGAACCTCATTCACGCCGCCGCCAGTGACACGCACGGAAAGCTGACCCTTGAAACTGAACTTACCCTCAGTACCAGTAGGAGTGACAGTGCCGTCCTCGTTCTCAGTACCGCCGAACCACACGGCAAACTTCTCTTCCTTGTTCTTCAAGGCTTTCAGTGCCATGTAGCCCGTCTTGTCGTAGTTGGTGTTGAAGGTCATAGCTTCATTACCCTGGATACCCAGGATGAAGGTCTGCATACGGTCAGACAGCGTGGTGGTTTCCAGCATTTCCGGGTCAGTACCCAGGTCAGGGAACTCAGTAATGTCAATCAGCTTCTCCATGCTGTCAGCGGAAGTTCCCTGGTGCATGAGAAACGTCATGTAGGTACTCGTTGCCATAATCTCTTACCTCCTGTAAAAATTTTTCCCATCGGTCATAACCCTGTACCGGGCTACCAGCCGATATATACTTGCGTCCTCCATATTCGGAACGGGAGTGAGTGCCATCCGCTTAAAGTTCATGCTGAACATCACGTCATCAATGACCTTCATAATCTTCTTGCACTCAGACTTCTTGCCCTCCGTCTTATTGGAGTACACATTCACCTCAAACATGACCTGCGCCATTTCAGCAGTCCCGGTCATGCGCTCAGATACAACAGAATTATCACTCTGCGTGATACTCACATGAGGGAAAGCAGGCGGGGCTTTCAGATACTCCCCGGTCAGGTCAATGCCAGGGAATTTCTCACGTAAGACTTTCGCAATACGGGTATAGACCTCATTCTCGCAATCAATCATACGTAGACCCTCCTTGCTATTTCCTCAAACTTATCCTCCAACTCTCTCACTGTCAGATACATACTCATGTTGGCAGGGTTGCCGTAGGTGTGAACCATACCAGCGTGTTTCCCCTCAGTGATAACCTCACCGTTCGTACCAGGGTCACCGCTGTACCGCCAGCCGTTTGCCAACCGACCCAACTTATAGCCGTACTCTCCACGAACCATACCGTTTTCCGCAGCTTCGGGGTGTGTATCGGGGTATCGGACACCAGTACCGAACTCAATGAAAAGGGTTGCGCCGCCAATCGCCATGACCGCAATCTTGTTTTGCCCCCTGTCCTCAACCTGACAGGAAACGTCATTCGTGCCGTCATACTGGGCGTTGGCAAACTTCACGGAAGCGATTTCCACTCCCTCTTCACCCAGGGCTTTCACAAACTCTTGCGTCTTTTCCAGCAACCACTTCTTGTAGTCTTTAAGAGCCTGGATAGCCTTGTCTATGCTCTTCTCATTAGGCTGTACCTTGATAACCCTCTTACTCACGACACCTTCACCTTACTCACCGCATACGATATGTTGTTCAGGGACTTCGCTACCCGTTTGACCGTGTAGTCGAACTTCGGCTTCCCATCCACGAACTCAGGGTCTTTGTCGATAAACAAGACCGTGTTCTCGTCAATGGGGCAGGTCATGTCATCCGTAATGAGAACTTTGTCGTAGGACTCCAAATTGCCGAACATATTGACCTGCACGTACCCCGTAGCCGGGGACACGCTGCACATCATCTGGACGGGTTCTCCGTAGCCTACTCCCTTTTCGCCAGTTTCATAGCCGTCATCATCCGTAAGCGGAACACTTTCTGAATATAGGCAGTAGTGGACGGGGACAAGGTTTCGCTTCATCAGTTTCACGATACCACCCCCGCCATCGGGGTAATTCTCCGCAACAGAGAGGGAGGAATGTCACCGTCCTCATAGGAGCGGGACACGCCATTCTCGCTGTGTGCGGTTTCACCCTCCGCACCACGCTTGTTCAGCATATAGGCGGCAATTTCTACCTGAACCGTATGGTACGGGGTAGGAATTTCTTCCTCCCCAGTACCATAGGGGTAGGCTTTAGAAAGAACCACGCCCTTTGCCAAAGTCAGATAGGTGGACAGTACGTTTTCGTCTGTTTCACCCGTCATGCTTTTCAGCATTGTCAGCTTTTCAGTATCGTCCATACTGTCCACTCTCCTTCCTCAGACTTAGGACTTAGCGGTAGTCTCAATCGTACCGCCAGCCACGTACACGCTACGGCTGTAGGCAGGCTTCTCAAAGTCAGTGCTGATACCAGTGAACTTGCCGTGATACCACTCAGGGCCGTGGTCAAGTCCAATCTGACCGAAAAGCTGATACTTCTCACCAGCACCCGCTTTAGCCAGCGGCTCCAGGAAGAAGTTGCCCTTGCCGGGGACGGGCTGATACACAGGGGCGAGAACGTCCAGGTTCAGCAGGAGCGCAGTACCCGCAGGCAGACACTCACCCAGGTACAGGTAGACAACCCCGATAGGAGTAACCACACTGGACAGGGAGATACCGTTAATGTCACGGGCAGCAGGCACAACGGTCAGACCGTTCTGTACTGCGTCTGCGTTAATCTGGAACAGGGTGATAGCGTCACACCACAGGCACAGACCGTCCGTAGGGGCGTTCGCACCGTAGATTTTCTTCACCATGTCCGCAATGTCCCACAGACCCAGGGGCTTCTTACCCATAGCGGTCACGTTGGAACTGATAGCGTTGACCAGACCACGGGTCTTGTTGACCTCAGAGTCCTTCGTAGCCTTGTTGAACACACCGTTGATGAAGGTGTACTCAATGTCCCGGTTGACCTTCTGGATTTTGGCAGCGACCTGGAAGTCCAGTTCGTTGATAGGGTTCGCCGCCTGGTTCTCGATGTTGACACCAGACAGAGTACCCATGTTGGACTGCTTTGCGTAGGACACGCCAACGCTCTCCATGAAAATCTGGGTCACGTTGGTTTTCTGCTCACGGGTCACCACGCTTGCTTCCGGGGCAGTCAGGGAAGCGTTCTCAGAGATTTCAGGCTGAGAACCGTCACCGCCAGCAGAATACTCCTGCCCGGTAACGAACTCTACGTGGTTGGTAGTTTTCGCTTTACCGCCGATGATGGAGGAAAGCGGGGTACGGGTATTGCCCTTGTTGAAGAGCATACCGCTGTAGTTCAGAACACCAAAACTGGTTGCAAAAACGTCAGCCATTTTGATTTACCTCTCTTTCTTAATTTTCAGTAGTCTGTTCAGCCGCTTCCTGGGCTTGCAGACGTGTATAGTAGGCTACTGCGGCAAGGTTGCCGCCAGCCTGCGCTTCGGAAATTTTCTTCGCATAGTCCACGCCGCCAGTTTCCTCAGAACCACCCGCAGGGCGAGGGGTCTTTTTCATGTGGTCAGCCTGGATGTTCTTCTTCTGGACTTCAAGATATTTGCTCTGGTTTGCCATGACCTTATCCATGTCACCGTCCACCATAGCGGTAGCGGTTTCAGTAGCCAAGGTTTCATCGTACCCCATAGCCAGGAGTTTTGCCTTCTTCTCAGAGAGGGCGATAGACCGCTTCAACTCCGTGTTCTCCTGCGCCAGCTTGTCATGCTCTTCTTTCTGAGCGGCAGCATTGGCTTCATCATCCGTCTGCTTAGTCCGCAACTGCTTCTTGTAGTCCGCAGCTTCGGAGTTCGCCTTAGACAAGGCAGCTTTCAGGCGGTTTACCTCCGCTTCGCTCCCGGAGTTTGCAGTTTCCAGGGCAGCAGAGATTTCCTCTTCGGTCATACCTTCCTTGTAGGCAGTACCCAGCAAATCACTCAAATAACTCATAATAAAGTCCTCCTTGCGTTTAATCGGTGGTTCACTCCACTCTGTTTTCCGTTTTATCCTCTTGTCATGAGTTTGCGTTTTAAGGTGTTCCCTCACCACTTCAAGCGGGTTGCCCCGCTATTAGCCAGGTTGTAATTTCACGATACAGCGGCAGTTGACGTTGTTCTCCGCTTTCGTAAAGCCCCCAGGGTACGGGGCATGGTCACCATCAAAGGTGAAGAACTCTTCTTCCAGGGACACGGTACGCCCTTCCAGATAACTGTGCGTTTCCCGCACTTTGTCATCCCTCACCGTGTACCAGGTCTTGCTTACGCCAAGGTTTCCTTCGTCCACGTAAGCGGTAGCACCATCATGAACCGCAGCGTTGTAGACTCTGTGATACTCAGACTCTACAAGAGTCTGTAGACCTTGCAGGTCACGGGCAATCACATGAGCGGCTACCCGGTCAGCAAAGTCCTTACCGTCAATCGTCTGGTAGATTGCATACTCCATGAGATTGACATTTACCGACAAGCTGTAGTCCAGCATGATAGAAGCGTTCGCAATGCCAAGTTTGTAGGCATTTATCAGGAAGGACAACACATCATCCGTGACC